GTTTCGTCTTTCACAAATGAACTGTAATATTCAAGTGCTTTGATCGAAAGTTCTCGATCTCTTTGAGAGAGTAAAGACATGGTTTTTTCCTATGTAGTAGGAAACGGGTTAGGCTGGATTCGAACCAGCGACCAACGCTTTAGAAGAGCGATGCTCTGTTCCACTGAGCTACTAACCCTTGAGTACCCAGATATTATACAAGGTGTTGAGGCGTCTGTCAATCTCTTTGTCGCCAGTCGTCTGGTTTTTCTTGAGTGAACCAATCAACAATATCATCGGGACCATCAAAGCCCGTCTTGTGATTGGAGGGATCAGGGTCTCCTAGATCCATTTTATTCATGAAGTCATCAAGACCACCTTCGACCATTTCAGGGTTGTTGGCGGTCCTTCTGGCTTGTCTCAGGATTGATGCGGCAGACGCATTAGACTTTGCCAGTTTTTCTGCCCAGATCATCTCACTTAATTCGACTGGAGCCCCCTTTGCGATTCGATCGCAGATAAACTCCAGACGGAGACGATACTTGGTAGAAAGCATAAGACTGAGTTTCAATCTGAGTTATTTATGTTCCCGTCGAACATATCCTTCATTAACTTATTGAAGGCTTCATCGATAATGACTACTTCAAATTCTGCGTTTGGATCATACCACTCAGAGAACTCAAAGTAGATGGCTGTTGCATCATCGATCTCTTCATCCTCAACCAAGGTATGCATACGATCCTTGGACCAATCAATTACCTCATGGACATAATCCGTCATTCGATCTAGATCATCATCACTGTTGTTGATCTCTTCGAACATAGTAGTCTTTCCTCATGTAACGACCAAGGATGTTGCTATTGTAATACTTGGGTGTACCGTCGTCAAGGGATTCTGACAAAACGTTGTGAATGAACAACTGTCTTGTCTCTTCAAAGTTCACCCATCCTTTCGTATCATGAAGGCTCAGTATCTCTCGTTTAAAACAAGAGTTCCCGATTTCAGCTCTTTCTCTATTAAGTTCATCACTCGAGCCGTAGTATTTCTTCCAGTCACTCTCACTTCGTACTCTCCGACTCTTACCTCTAGGCTTTCTAAATTGCCAGAAGTATTTCCTACCCAAGTATTGTCTTCCGTTTTGAAGATTTGTGATCCGATAGACAAAACCGAAATAATCACCAATGTCCGAAGATAGAAAAGGTGATTCCTTAAAAATCCAGGGGTTCTCATAATCTACCTCAACCATAATCTCTAATAATCTTAGAGTTATTTATAGCTGTCTCATCAACCCTGGCAGAGTTATTCTACACATAAAAAAAGAGGGGGTCAAGAGCCCCCTCTATATCGTATCCATAACACGTTCAATCTCAATGCTTGAGCAAAACTCTTGGGTCCATATAGAAGTAGATCTACATCTTTCTCCCCAAGATCAGGATCAGCAAGAGCTTTCTTCTTCCACTCAGAGTTTGAACCCTGAGAAGGTGTCTTTCTTGACATCTTGTTTAATACCACCAACGACATAAGATTCTACCTCAGTCTCCTGTGGCGCGACCTGAAGACCCTTAGAAGAGATCCAGTGTTGCGTCCAGGGGAGAGGGTTATTATTTGCAGAAATATTGTAAAGAGGTTTCAAACCAATGGCCTTGAGACGGCGATTGGCAACCCACTCAACATATTGACACAGGAGTTTATCGTTCAGACCGATCATAGATCCATCTTTGAACAGATACTCAGCCCAAGCCTTCTCTTCTTCCACACAGTCACGGAACATCTGATAGACGTTCTCTTCTTCTTCTTTGGCAATAGACTTCATGTCCTCATCATCACCCTCACGCCACTTGTTCAGGATGTTCTGGGTAATGACTAGGTGTTGGTTCTCGTCTCTGGCAATAAGAGAGATGATTTTAGCCGATCCCTCCATGAGTTTAAGTTCACCAAATGCAAACGAACATGCGAAGGAGACATAGAATCTAATTCCTTCCAAGATGTTGACGTTCGCAACGGCACGATATAGTTTTCGTTTGAGTTCATAAAGTTCTTGTTTAGCTGCAGGTACTCCCTCATTTGCATGTTGCCACTGATTACCACTACCCCACATCTGTGCGGCATTGATAAACTCATTATATGCAGAGGTCACACTTTCAGCACGTCGGCGGATAGCAGGATCCTCTGTAATGGTGTCAAAAATGTCAGAGGGGTCTGCGTACACATTTTTGATAATATAAGTGTATGAACGGGAATGGATCATCTCCATAAACTCCCATACTGTCATACATGCTTCAAGTTCAGGGAGTGAACAATAGGGGATGAAAGCCATCCCAGGTCCACGACCCTGAATACTGTCCAACATGATCTGATACTTCAGGTTAGAAGTATAGATGTGTTTCTGTTCTGGACGAAGTGTTTGATAGTCTGCACGATCCTTCTGGAGGGAGACCTCTTCAGGTCTCCAGAAGTATCCAAGTTGTTGTGTAGTCAGTTTATCAAAGATGGGATATTTGTATGAATCGTACCTTTGAACTCCCAGAGGTTTACCGAAGAACATCGGTTGTTTCTTAGTATTAACTTGTTCAGCATTGAAGACCGTCATACCTGTGACGACGGGCTTCTCTTCGGCAGTGAGTTTAAATTGCACAGGATTCACAAACTTCCTCCTCTTTGGATAACAGTTGACTGATTATATCATCAACATTCTCTTTTGTCTCTACCTCATCACTCTTCATGTCATGGGTGTTTTGGTAGTAACTGGTCTTCCAACCGTATTTGTATGTAGTCAAAAAGTCATTTGCCATTACGGACACAGGGACTTCATTGTCGGGATAGTTTTCTGGGTTGTAACTCCAGTTTCCAGAGATAGCCTGGTCGAAGAATTTCTGCATGACTGCGACCACATTAATATAGCCGCGATTGTCAGGCATATCCCAAAGTAAAGTGTAATTATTTTTAAGAGAGTTGTACTGTGGAACAATCTGTTTAAGGGGTCCCTTCTTGCTCTTCTTAATGGACAAGTAGTCTCTAGGTGGCTCAATTCCGTTTGTTTCATTTGACACAACGGAACTGCTCTCAGAAGGCATTTGTGCGGACAGAGTGCTATGTCGGAGTCCATGTGTGAGAATGTCGGCACGTAAAGCTTCCCAATCATACTTCAGTTCGTTTGCAACAATCTCGTCTACATCCTTCTTGTATGTATCGATGGGCAGGATACCATCTGCATACTTGGTGCGGCCGAAATCGTGGCACCATCCTTTCTCTTGTGCAAGTTTGTTAGAGGCCTTGAGGAGATAATACTGGAAGGCTTCTGTCAGGTCATGGACCAGTTGCCATGCGCGAGGATCATCATAATGTTCACCATTACGGGCAAGGTAGTGTGCAAGACCAATATAACCGATGCCAAGGGATCTCCGCGCCTTTGTGGCCCGTTCTGCAGCCTTAACTGGATACTCCTGATAATCAATCAGTTCCTCCAGACCACGTACAGCCAGGTCACATAGTTCCTCAAGTTCATCAAGGTTCTTCAGTTTACCCACATTGACTGCGGAGAGAATACAAAGTGCAATCTCACCGAACTCATCATCGATGTGATTGAGAGGATAGGTTGGCAGAGTGATTTCCTGACACAGGTTGGACATTTCAACCTTGTCTTTGAATGAGGAGTGACTGTTGCAGTGGTCAATGTTCATGATATAAACACGACCCGTCTCTGCACGTTCCTTGAGAAGATCAAGGATCAGTTCTTGAGCTCCAATGGTTCTCTTAGGGATCGTCTCATCTGTTTCGTATCGTACATATAGTTCATCAAACTGAGGAGTGCCGAAAGCGTCATAAAGCCCAGGAACATCGTGAGGACTAAAGAGAGTAATGTTCCCGTTTGAGATAAACCTTTCGTAGAAAAGTTTGGAGATCTGGATGGAGTAATCAAGTTTGCGGACACGGTTGTCTTCTGTTCCTTTGTTGTTCTTTAGAACGATGATGTCTTCGATTTCTTGGTGCCAGATAGGAAAGTGGACAGTAGCTGACCCACCTCGGATCCCGTTTTGAGTGCAACATCTGACAGTTGACTCAAACTTTTTGAGGAAGGGGATAACACCTGTGTGTTGAACCTCTCCGCCTCGGATCTTACTGTTGACGCCACGGATTCTACCCGCGTTGATACCGATACCCGCCCTTTGTGCAACGTATCGGCCAATAGCCATATCGCTAGTAAAGATACTATCGAGGGTGTCATCAACGTCAACAAGGACACAGCTAGCAAATTGTCGAAGTGGAGTTCTAACCCCCGCCATGATAGGTGTGGGAATGTTGATTTTGTGTCTGGAGATTGCATTGTAGTATCTGTGAACGTAATCCATGCGCGTATCCTTAGGATACTCAGCGAACATGGTGAGAGCAATCATCATGTACATGAACTGGGGAGTTTCATAAACCTTCCCAGTACTTCTATCTTGCACCAGGTACTTATCAACGACCTGACGAAGACCTGCATAAGTGAACAGGAAGTCACGAGTATGATCAATCCATCCATCAGCTCTCTGGATTTCTTCCAAAGAATACTTGTTGTAAATCGCACCATCATAAACCTTTGCACCCACACAAGAGTTGATGTGGTCAATAAGGTTTGGAAGTTCCTTCATCCTTCCATAAAGGCTTTTTCTAGTTGCAAAGAGCAACAGTCGTGCAGCAACGAACTGATAGTTAGGATGATCAAGATCGATAAGGTCACTGGCAGCACGGATAAGGATTTCCTGAATTTCCGCAGTTGTAACACCATCATAAAACTGGATACCAGATTTCATTTCAACTTGACTGGCGGAGACACCTGCAAGATCTCTACAGGCTTCCTCCACCATCACATGCATCTTATCTAGATCAAGAGGTTCGATTGAACCATTTCTCTTTTTAACTTTGATCCCGTTGGTCATACCTTCTTCCACTCGTTTAACTTTAACTTGGCTTCTAATCCAGAATAGATATTTGATTTTACCATCTCTTGAACATCCAGTCCAGAGAGAACCATATCATTTAGGTCTTTATCAATGACACCCTTAGGGTAGATCACTACTCGTTGACCTTGAGATATGGTTTTATCAATCTTATTGACGATTTGTCGGTTTCGCGGTTCGTTGTCGAAGACGAATACGAATCGATAATCATAACAGCTGAGGTCAACATCGCTACCGCACATAGCAATACTGTTGGTAAGGAAGGTTGCGTCAAATGGCCCTTCCGTGACGAATACGTCTTTGGTTTTGTCAACTTTGTCAAGTCCATAAACTTTTGGCGCATCCTCATCAAGCATGATTGTGATGTATCGAAGTTTCGAATCTGGGTTTAAGGCGCGACCTTGGAACCCAAATAACATCCCCTTTTCATCCCTTAGAGGAATAATAATACGCGGTTCATCCTTTGTTATCTTGTCGAAGGTTGGTTTATGTTTGTTTGTCCACTCCATGAAGTTAGGACAGAAATAGAACCTTGACAAGTCCTTCATCCCCCGCCCAAGGAGGTAACCTTGAGCAAAGTGTTCTTTATTTAGAGCAGACACCTTGGTCAGCTCTGAACAAATATCTTTGGATCGAAACTTTGGTTTGGGAAAATTAAAGACTGGGTTGGGTGTGTTACTTCCCTTCCCAGTCAAGCCCTCCTTGTACCTCTCCATGACATACTGATCATGAAGATTACTGTCTTGATCCTTTAGAAAGTTTGCAAGTGTTCGACCAACCCCACAGTTATGACACTTGAAAACAAAATCGTTTTTCTTTACGAACAAGTATCCCCTACACTTGTTCTTATATTTTTGACTGTCGCCACAATACGGACAACGGAAGTTATATAAACCTTTCTTCTTCTCAGCGAACTTTGTCAGTCGAACTGAGACCAGGTTGATGTACTTTGTGTCGATGTAGTTCAAGGGAAGCCAACTGGGGTGTGTCCATCATAACACGTCCTGCGTCAGCCTGCAAGATCTTCATGACCATTCCTGGTCCTCCACCTCCCATGAAGGCCACGACTGCAATTCCTCCAAGGGCTCCCCATAACTTTCGTTCAAGAAGTTGGAGACGTTGTAACACTCCCTCATGGTCTCGATCCATCGCAGCGCGTAACTGATCAATTTTGTGGAATAAAACTTCATCAACTTTCTCCTGCTTGCCCAGTCGTTCCTCATGAACGGCAAGCACCTTAGACACGTTATTATTTACCTCTGCAATCTTATTGATTGCCGCGTCTAGTCGAACGAAAAGTCTTTCGTAATTATCTATCCTTTCTTCTAAAACAGCTACCTTAACTTGACAGTCAGGATGAACGTCCATTTTTCGTAGCTTTGTAAACGTCGCCCTTAAACTTCAACAGGCGGTTGTAGAAGGTTGTAATCTCTTTTGGATAGTCCTTATTCTTTTTCTTTCTTCTATCAATACGACCAAGATCAGGATCATAACCAGCAGTAGGACCAGAGGCTGCAGAAGACGCACCAAAACCGCCACCCTGCCCAGGAGGATTGGCGGTCATTTCTTCTTTGAAATAGTTGATGACTCTTTCCAGTCTCTTGTCCATTAAACTAATCTCAACTGTTTAAGACACTCAATGTCAACATAGATGTCATGTATTTGACCCTTGGGGTACTCAGGCAGTCTACCAAGATATACAATGAAAGCTTTCATTGCAGACCAGAGATCACTATCGATTTTATAGAACAACAGGGGAGTTGCTGCATCACCAAACACATTGTACACACTAATGAAGTGGTTCAATAGTAGATGGGTCTTGAGAACTCCCGTTTTCTTGTATCTTCGTAGAAGACGTTTGATGTATTTGAACCGTTTAAGATCATCATAAAAATCCTCTTGCGTAATGGCTTGAGGATTTTCATAATGTTTAATCGCAAACATCATGTAGTTGTCTTCATTCAACTCATGAAATAACATACCCCACGGTATAACGTGGGACTATTTATCAAGCAGGGAGAACGAAAGTTCCAGTTCCTTGGTTGTGAGTTGTGATACCAGACATTGCAACGAATGTCTCACTCTTAACTCTCAGGTTACCGTGGCAGTCAACGTAAGTGGTAATACCAACCCAACCAGCGTGAGGAGCCTTGTACTGGGAACCAGTTGCTACTCTTGACTGTTGCATGTCCTCATCAACACCATACACTTTACCAGTGTATCCTCTCTGTGCATTTGCAGAGCTTGGTGCGTAGTTTGGATCCTCATCCAGATACTTAGGTCTCTCACCAACAAGGAAGGCAGTCGCAGCAAGACCAGCCAGAGTTCCATCATAAAGTGCGTCGGTATCGACCAGTGTCATAGATTCCGTACCACCGATACTGGCGATCACGGCAAAACCACCAGTACCCGCAGTACCAGCTAAACTATCAACGCCTTGACCAACAACGAGAACATCACCAACTTCGAAATTGGTAAATGTCGTCGCTGTTCCAGTAACAGTGGTTCCACTTACCGTGACAATACCAGCAGTGGCGATCGTTCTATTATCGTTATTGCCCCAAAGAGCCATGGTTTGTCCCTGTAATAATTTTTCCTATAATTTATTTATAAAAAAAGGAGGGTTTAACGCCCTCCTCTTGATTAACCCTCTGGAAAGAGGGCTTTTTCTAAGTGTTCCACTGCAAGATCATCAAGATCGTTATCCGTTCTCGCCACAATTCGCTTGAGGACATCAACAACAAGTCTTTTAGCCTGTTCTGATTCAACAGCTTTCAGTACGACAGATTTTGCAAAGGGGAAAAGTAGGGCCCACATGATACTAATAGCGGCTACTGTTTATATAGGAATCAAGCCTTCTTTTTTGCAATCTTAGTTGCAGTGGCGTACATCACTTCCTTTGCACGATCACCATAACGACCTTCGAAACCCTTCTTGTCCTTCTTCATGGACTTGACGATTTCCTCTTTCTTTTTCATTTCAGGTTTGGTGAGTTTCTTCTCATCGATGACTTCACCTTCTGGTTTAACTTCCTCGCCAGTTACCATTGACTTGATTTTCTTGACTGCTTTCTTCGCTTTCTGCGGAAGTTCATCCACAAACTTTGCAACAGGAGCAGGCACTTGTGGTGCAGATCCACCACCATCGGGTTCAACAGCTTCATTCTGACAATCAATCAGTTCAGCACCAAGAGCTTCTGCAACCTTTTGAGGATCAAACTCTTCGCCCATAGGTGGGTTGATAACAACTTTGTTGTTTACCTTCCCACCCTTAATCTTTTTTGCGTCTTGAACGTCCGTGATTTCCTTGAGTTCTTCTCTCCAATTGGAGAAACTCTCTTTCTTTGTACCTCTCTTCTTCATGGCCTTACCGATGGCCTTTCTTCTCTTGTGGAGATACTCATCACTCTTATCGGTGTCACCGTCATTGTCAATGTCAGCATCTTCCTGACCGACAGGATCCATACCTTCGGTAGTGACACTTCTTTTTTGAGGTTTGGCTGGTGCAGCAGCCTCCTTCTCTTTCTTCTCCTTCATCTTCTTCGCCTTGACGGCGAGACCACCACCCTTGGCTTGGGCTTTCTTTTCACCCTTATCCTCAGGAGCTTCACCCTCATCGGTCATCTCAACAGATGCAATCTTGGGATCGGCACGGAGTTGTGCAATCTTTTCACGGGTTGCATAACGGATATAGGAAGAACCAGTATCCTTCTCCTTTACACGAACCTTATACTTGGTTCCTGATGCAGTCTCTTTGGTTTGAATTTCTTGAAGTTCTTCTACCTCTTCTCTGGTGAGTTGAGTCTTATCACCACCCATAGGTCTTGCAGTCTTGCGACCAGCACCAACTGGTTGCAGAACTTTCTTAGCAGCCTTACCAACTGGGTTGGTGTCCATGAAGTTGGCAGCCTTGTCAAGAGCACCCTTGACTTTACTTTGCAGGCTCTCTACCAGTTCAAGATCACCGAAGAACTCATCCCATTCTACAGACTCTTTAAATCCAGAAAACTTGTTTGCGAGAATGGCTTTCTTACGGGTCTCGATGTCGAACAGACCCTGATTAGCCTCAACAAATCTGGCAAACTGTTTGACACTCATCTGGTATCTTTCAGCCAGTTCGGTGAAAGCACCAGACTTTCTCATGAGAACCATCTCACAAGAACACTCCTTATCATCGTCGTCATGCTCTTTT